GACCATGCCATTCAAGGACGCCAATGAATGCTTGATGCGAGGCGTGACCTTCGAGGTGATGCAGGAGGCCATGCGCTCAGCCAAGAGTAATGATCCCGTCGAACTCAAGCGGGCCGGCGTCTTTACCGAGGAGGTGATGGAACTCTTTTTGAGTGGTGGGACGATGGGAGCCGTGGGTGTGCGAACTCCCTGGGGGAAGGATGAGATACGGCTGCGCCCAGGAGAGTTGACCATTGTCTCCGGTTATTCTGGTTCTGGCAAGAGCACGCTGCTTTCCCAGATGGCGATTGATGGCATCACACAAGGCACCCGCTGGTGCGTGGCATCAATGGAGATGCCGGCCCGAGCGACCCTCGGCGGGATGGTGCAAATGGTTTGTCAAACGCCGACACCCGATTCACAATCCATTAAACAGGTCATGCGCTGGCTGGATGAGCGCATCTGGATTTTCGATGTGCGGGGTTCCGCCCAAGCCGACAGGATGATCACCGTGTTCGATTATGCTGCAAGACGTTATGCCATCAGTCACTTTATCGTTGATTCACTCGCTAAGTGTGGGATTGCAGAGGACGATTACAACGGACAGAAGAAGTTTGTTGAGCAACTCACTGATCTGAACCACACCCACGGATGCAATACCATGCTGGTTGCCCATTCCAGAAAGCAGGAAAGTGAATCCATCAGACCGCGCAAGCACGATGTTCGTGGAGCGACTGCCATCACCGATATGGCAGACAACGTGATGATCGTTTGGCGTGACAAGAGTGAGAATGGAGAAAACAAGGCGGAACTCATCGTGGACAAACAACGTCTGACCGGATGGGAAGGGTCTATTAACCTGCACTATGATCCCATCTGCAAACAATTCCTTTATGGTGCGGATGGGCCACGAAATTATCTTGGGATGATCTAGCAGGATTGTACTATTGTTTTATGATTATGGTAACATGATTCGACATCGACATTGAGTTGAGAATATGTATCAAATGGTGGTCAGTGATGGACGTGGGAACTTGAGCCGCTATCCAGCGGAGATTCTATTTCGCAACCATGCTGGCGTGATGGTCAAGGTTGAAACTCCTACTGGAACCATCAGGCGGATGATGGATCATTCGCTCAAAGGATGGTTTTCAGGAAACTCCCATCGGCGCAAGCCGGATTGTTATATGGAATGGCATCCTTAAAAGTCGATCCTCTTTCGGTCATCCGATTTCAGACAAAAGTGAATCGCTCTCTGGAAAGAACCTATCGTGAAAATTCGATGGTTCAATTATCGGCGCGATGCGTGATCTTGCAGACTGCGATTGATACTTTTTGCACGAAGTGTAAGTATGGAGAGGATGGAATCAGGGCCATTTCACATCGCATCAAGACGTGCGTGAACGGTGAATGTCCACTCCACCCTGTTCGTACTGGCACCAAAGGAACGAGTGCGTTATCCACGATGGTCAACGTACAGTTGGAGGTTCAAAAGTATGGCAAGCCAAAAAAGATAGGCTGGACGAACGAAGAAGATCAAGACCTACTGGATCGCACAGCTAAACATCATAATTTGCGACGCATTGCCTTGGAAACGAATCGTTCATTTGATGATGTCAGGGAGCGATTAAAAATGATTCGTAAGATGTTAAAGGCAGAAAAATTGTTAAAATGAGGTGAACTGCATTGAACAGTAAAGGTCTCGTCGAACTATTAGAGATTAACCATCCAGATCATCAGTTGCCAGATGATGGCTTTCAATTGTTAGTGGATTCAGAATACTTTAATAAATTTCCAATGATGTTTTTACCATTGGCAAGTGTTTCAACACTTGGATTCAAGTTATTCGAGGAACCTCACCGTGATGACCTTGAGTTAATCACGCGCTATCATGGCATTGAACATCTTGGCAATTTATCTGATGATGACATCATCAAGTATCGTGGTCGCGGTATTTTTAATAAAGCGATGATTGGAAGAAAGAATTATTGTGAATGTAGCAATGCAATAAAAGAAAACTTAATTGTTCATCCTGAAATTTTAAGTGAAAATTGGAGTGTGATGGTAAAAGTTGCGAATTGGCAACTTGAGGAACTTGTTGTTAATCAAAAAATTAGGAAAATGGACGTATTTATTTCAACTTTACGCCTCAATGGGACAACCTGTTTCAGCAACATAAGAAACGCGAAGAAACTTAGCCTATTTGCTGAGTGGACAGCGAACTATCTGGAGAAAAGAAAATGCTCCATCGTGGAAAAGAAATAGTCAATTACAATCTGTTATTACAGCAGGTGGCTTATGAGACAGGGATGAAGGTTCCTGATATTGCAAGTTTTATTGATGTACTTATGAACATAGTGCGTCGTAATGTGAATCAGGGTTATTTAGTTGTAATTGATGGTGTTGGTACTTTTCATCGTAGAAATTCGGCAAAAGGAGATGAGTCAATCATCAATCTTTGTTCAGAAAGAGACTCTGGCATAGGGAATCACTTATGTGAAAAAATGAAGGATTCCAGAAAGATAAGGAAGAAGAAAATTGAAGAAAATGACCTTGCGTGATGTTGTCAGCACTTCAAGAACACTTGATATTGTTGAAGAAGATGGCAACGTCGTTCGCTGTGATATGGAGTTGGTAGAACGCATGGCGGCACAAGGGATGACGATGGGGCAGATTGCCGCGTTACTCGGCATCTCCAGGGAAGATTTACGCACGCGCAAGGTGATGGCAGATTATCTGTCGAAAGCAGTTGAAACGGGTAAATCTATTGGAATCAGAGCGGTTTCCGAGAAGTTGTTGGAACAGGCGACGGGTGGGAATACCATTGCGGCCATCTTCTATCTAAAGGCGGTGGCCGGATGGAGAGAAGCGGACAAGCGTCCGCCTGATGAAATGGATGATTCAGCAGGGGTCAAGATTTACCTTCCTGAAAAAGACAAGGATCAAGAAGATGATTAAAGAAGAAGACCTGATGCCCATTAGAAGACATAGTGAATGGGTGGCAGATTGGTACAAAGAAAATCGAGATAGACTCACTAAAAGGGAAAGAACCTGCAATTATTGTGATAAAAAGGTTTTTGTGGTGAGTCGGTTTAGAAGATGGTTTTTATTTGACATCATTGATGATGTTGCAAAACTTCATCTCTGTGATGAATTTATCAATGCAACAGATGAGACGCATGAACAAGCAAAGCGCAAAAGTATACTCGCTCATCTAAGAAAAACTCAAAATGTTATGCAAAAGGCTCTCGTCAACCGGTTTGGCGCTGACCGACTGGATGGTTTACTTTGAAACTGATGCCGCAGCCGAAGCAGGAAAAGTTCCTGCGTTCCAATGCGGACATCGCCATCTTCGGCGGTGCCGCCGGCGGCGGGAAGAGCTTCGCGCTCCTGCTCGACGCGGTGAAGCACGTCACGAACCCGCGCGTCGCTGGGTACAGGGCGATCCTGTTCCGTCGCACGAGCCCCGAGCTCGTGGGCGGCGGCGGTCTATGGGACGAGAGCCAGGAGATGTACCGCGCGGCGGGCGGCCGCCCGCGCGGCTTCCCCTCCCTCGACTGGACCTTCGAGGCGGGGAGCGGTCGCATCGAGGACAGGCACCGCATCGAGTTCCGGCACCTCGAGAAGGAGGCCGACAAGTACGGCCACCAGGGGCGGCAGTACGCGTTCATCGGCTTCGACGAGGTGACGCACTTCTCGGAGAGCCAGTTCTGGTACTTGTTCAGCCGTCTGCGCTCGACGTGCGGCATCAAGCCGCGCCTGAGAGCGCCCTGCAACCCCGACCCGGGGAGCTTTGTGGCGAAGCTGGTCTCGTGGTGGATCGGCGAGGATGGCTACCCGCTCCCCGAGCGCAGCGGGGTCGTACGATGGATGGTCCGCGATGGTGACGACCTCGCCTGGTACGACTCGCGTGAGGCTGCGCTCGTCGCACACGGCGCCGAGACGCTGCCGATCTCGTTCACGTTCATCGCGAGCCGCCTCCGCGACAACGCCGCGCTGACGAGTCGCGACCCGGGCTACCGCGCGAAGCTGCGGCTGCTGCCACCCGAGGAGCGCGAGCGCCTCCTGGGCGACGAGGAGAAGGGCGGGTCGTGGCTCGACTTCGGCAAGTCCGGCGGGTTCTTCTCGAAGAGCAAGTTCCGCCTCGCCGACGAGCCGCCGTCGCGCGTCGTCCGCACCATCCGCTTCTGGGACAAGGCGTCGAGCGTGCCGACGCCGAAGACGCCAAACCCCGACTGGACGCGTGGCGTGCGCGTGTCGCTTTGCGAGGGCGGTGAGTACTGGATCGATGACCTCGTGAGCCTACAGGCGGGCCCCTCTGAGGTGCTGCGACTGCAGCGCACCACCGCGGAGGCCGACGGGCAGAGCACGGCTGTCGGCCTCTGGCAGGACACCGGGCAGGCTGGCGCAGTCGACGTCGACACGACGCGCGCGGTGCTCGGCGGCTTCGAGGTCGAGGTCGTCGACAGCTGGAGCTCGGACAAGATCGGCGAGCCCAACATCGCGGCGCGCAGCTCGAGGGCAAAGCGGTCCTTCGCCCGCGCGTGGGCGCCGCTCGTCGAGGACGGGCGCGTCTACATCAAGCGAGCGCCGTGGTCCTCGACGGTGCTGGCCGAGTGCGATCAGTTCCCGCACGGGAGGCATGACGACTGCGTGGACGCGCTCTCGGGCGCGATGAGGCTTCTACAGGCTGAGTCAGGCACATCGCTCCTCGAGGCGATGACGAAGGTGAGGCGAGCATGGTGAGGCGGGCGAAGACGGGCGAAGCGAACACGGCTGGCGACATCGTGCGCGCGGACGGATGGGAGAACACGATCCTGGGAATCGGAGGGACGAAGGACCCGAGCGCCTACACGACCTTCGGCTCGCGCGCCCAGCTGAGCGACGAGATGCTCGAGGCGCTCTACGTGGAGGATCACTTCGCGGCGACGGTCGTCGAGAAGCTCCCGAAGACGGCGCTCCGCGCGGGCTGGGAGCTCACGGTCCCCGGCGACCCGGCCCAGAGCGCTCAGGCCCGCGACGTGTACCGCACGCGGGAGGACGAACTCGGCGTCGCGCAGGAGCTCTCGCAGGGAGCGTGCTGGGGCCGGCTGTTCGGCGGATCGCTCACGTGGATCGGAGCGGACGACGGCCGCAGTCCCGATCTACCGGTAGACGAGTCGGCGATCCGTAGCGTGCGCTTCGTGCACACGTTCGACCGCCGCGACGCGCAGGTCTGGAGCCACTACCAGGACCCCGACCACCCGAAGTTTCGGCGCCCCGAGAGGTTTCGGATCTTCCCGGCGGCAGCAGCGTCGATCGCCGCAAGCTTCGGCGGACGTTCCTCCGCGGGCGGGATCATCGTTCACGAGTCCCGATGCGTCGCGTGGGGCGGTGCGCCGACCACCGACCATCGGCGGCTCGTGCTCGCGGGGTGGGACGACTCCGTGCTCGAGCGATGCTGGGAGGCGCTACGGCAGCTCGCCGAGGACTACTCAGGCAAGAGCCTCGTGCTCGGTCGCATCTCGCAGGCGGTCTACAAGATCAAAGACCTCTACACGATGATCGCGGGAAAGAAGGAGGAGATCCTCCGGACCCGCATGACACTCCTCGACGCATCGCGGTCGCGCTCCCGAGCGATCCTCATCGACGGCGAGAAGGAGGACTTCGTCAACGTGGCTCAGCCGGCGACGGGCATCGACACGCTCCTCGACAAGGCAATCCTCCGACTCTCGGCGGCGGCCGACATGCCTGCGACGGTGCTCATGGGGCAGAGCCCAGCGGGCATGGACGCGACTGGCGAGGGAGATCTCGAACTCTGGTACGCGAGCTGCGACGCGTGGCGCCAACTCGAACTCCGGCACCGACACGAGAAGATCGCCCGCCTCATCCTGCTCTCGAAGGACGGCCCGACGGGCGGTGTCGAGCCAGAAAAGTGGGAGATCTCGTACCGACCTCTGCGCGTGCCCAAGGCGAAAGAGCTCGCGGAGACGCGCAAGCTCGAGGCGGACACGTGGGCGTCGTACATCGACAAGGGACTCGCGTCCCCGGAGGAGATCGCGCTCCACGTCTTCTCGCCGAGCTCCGGGAAGACCGACTTCGCGCTCGACGAGTCCGAGCTCCGCGCGAAGGTCGAGCGCCGACGCGCGCTGGCGAACCAGCCCCCGAAGGACAACGCAGAGCTCGGGACCGTGGGCGCCCGCGCGAGCGCGGCGATGGAGGTCGTCACGAAGGTGGCGACGCATCAGATCTCCCGCGAGACCGGCCTCGAGATCTTGCGACAGTTTTTCCGCCTCACGCCCGAGGACGCCGAGAGGATGCTCGGTCCGGTCGGCTTCGAGGCGGCGCACGACGCGCAGAAGCCAGGCCCATCACCCGATCCGCAGCATGGTTCCGGAGCTGGCGCACCACAGGGCCTGCCAGGGTTCTCGGACGGGGGATCGCCGTGAGCGGCGAGCGAGAGAAGCTCCTCGAGCAGGTCTGCACCCGCCTGAGCGCGGATACCGTCGAGGTGCTCGACGCGTACGTGCGCGAGCGCGAGCGCGAGGCACGCGTGCCGCTCACGCGCTCGCTCGGTGTGCGAGAGATCATCGAGCGATGGGCTGCCGAGCGGCGTCCCGCGCCGTCGACAACGTCGACAAGGTAGACGCCGTCGACAGCCGAGGTCCGTTCCAGATTCGCATCCGTGACGGACGCCAACGCGCGAGAGACGCGCTGCGATGACGCATCGACCCAGGTCGGTGCGGTCGCGCTGCGTTTCGACGCGGGGACGATCGGCAAGCTCGAGCGCACGCCGACGGGTGGTGTGCGCGTCCCGGCGCGCGTCACGCGCACGGGCGTGCTCGAGTATCGCCGCCAGGATGGCACGACCATCCGCGAGTGGCGCCCGCCCGAGGAGGTCTTCGCGGCCGACTCGCTCGCGACGCTCGCCGACGCAGCCGTGACGGTCGCGCACCCCGCGACAGGTCGCGTGACACCGGACACCTTCCGCGCAGACGCGGTCGGCTACGTGCGCGAAGGCGGTCGCCAGGACGGCCGGTTCGTCGCGGCGACGGTCGTGGTGCAGGACGCCGCGGCGATCGCGCGCGTGGACGCGGGCGATCTCGTCGAGCTGTCGTGCGGCTACTCCTGCACCGTCGAGCACAAGGCGGGCACGACGCCCGACGGCGAGCGATACGACGCGGTGCAGCGCCGCATCGCCTACAACCACGTCGCGCTCCTGCCCAAGGGCGGCGGCCGCGCGGGGCGCGAGGTCGCGCTGCGTGTCGACGGGGCATCCATCGAGGTCACCGAGCCGACGAAGGCTCCGAGCGACGGCGCGCGCGTGCGCACCGAGAGGAACGATCACATGAAGACCGAGCGCATCGACGGCATCGACTACGAGATCGGCACGGCGGCCTGGACGCAGGCGCGCGAGCGCCACGACGCCAAGGTTTGCGCCGACCTCGAGGCCGCGGAGAAGCGCGCCAAGGACGCCGAAGCGAAGGCGACCACGGAGACGGCCCGCGCCGACGCCGCCGAGAAGCGCGCGCGCGAGCTCGAGGCAGAGCTCGCGCCCTCGCGCATCGACGCTCGCGTCGCCGCCCGCGCCTCGCTCGTCGAGCGAGTGCGCCCGGTCGTCGGTGCCGAGGCGAAGCTCGACGGCAAGAGCGACATCGACCTGATGGTCGCGGCGCTCGTGAAGCTCGACCCGGACTTCAAGGCGGACTCGATCGAGGCGAGCCAGCGCGAGACCTACGTGCGCGCTCGCTTCGAGGCCGAGATGCGGCACGTGGCCGCGAAGACGCCGAGCCCGTCTGGTGCGGCGCGCGCCGACGCGTTCTCGGGCGCGCTTCCGGTGGGCACCAAGCCCGACCTCTCGGCGTACCGCGTGAAGCCGGGCGACCGCATCTGACCCTCTGCGGCGCATGACCGCGCCGCGCTCGTCGACGACCCCACCGAGGAACCATCGCCATGCCGCAGACCACTGTCACCTCTTCGCCCGCCGTCGCCGTCGCCGGCATGCTCGCCGACACGGGGCCGAACGACATCATCTCGACGCGTGTCGACGCGGCCGCGGGCATCGCTCCGGGCCTGTTCGTCTTCCGCACCGACAACGGCGACCTCGCGGCGGGCTTCCCGTCGTCGATCGCGCAGGACGTCGACGCCATCAAGACCAACATCGCGAGCGCGGCGGCGCCCCAGGCGCTCACGACCTCCGACTTCAACGGCGCGATCGGCGCCGGGCGCATCTTCCCGCCGGCGAAGATCGAGCTGGTCCTCAGCTCGCACGCCGACTGGGACGCGACGAGCGCGACGCTCACCGGGCTCGACGAGAACGGCCTGCCCGTCTCCGAGACGCTGACGATCCCGAACGGTGGCAATGCCACCGTCACGTCGAGCAACCACTACTCCTTCGTCACGGCACTGAGCGTGCCCGCTCAGTCGGGCACCGGCGGCACGGCGACGCTCGGCGTGTCGGCGACTCGCACGCTCGACGGCCGCGACTGCCTCGGCGTGAGCGTCATCGACGCGAGCAAGACGCTCGAGAGCTCGCTCTCGGGCTCGAACAACGAGGTCTTCGAGGACGAGACCGTGATGCCCGTGCTCAAGAAGGGCCGCATCCGCGTCGACGTCGAGACGGCCTGGAAGGCAGGCGACTGCCCGCTCGTGCGCCTCGTGGCGGCCGGCGCGGAGAAGCTCGGCGCCACGCGCGCCGGCTCCACCGACTCGGGCGACGCGCTGCCCTTCCGGCGCGCGCGCTTCGTGGACTCGGGTTCGGCGGCCGGCGTCGGCACGCTCGAACTTCTTCTTCCGTGAGCTCCGCTCTCGGGCTCGTGACCACCCCTCCAACGTGAGCAGGACCATGGACCAGCAGACCATCGTGATCGACGGCAAGGAGTACGCGCGCGGCAGCCAGGAGGCGGCGCGGGCGCAGGAGCGCCTCGACTCCATGCGCAACCTCGCGTTCCTCGAGGACCACCCCGAGCTCGTGCGGCGCAACGTCGAGGTCATCCGCTCGTCGAGCGCGCTCGAGAGCATCCGCAGCGACGCGAACGCGACGTCGCTGCTGGCGCGCGACCTGGTGTTCGTGACCGCCGAGGTCGAGCGCAAGGTCTACGAGCGCACGCGCACGATGGAGTTCGTGCGCCCCGACACGAGCTATCCGCGCGGAGCCGAGAGCTACGCGCGCCGGCTCATGGACATCACGGGTGAGGCGATGGTCAGCCACAACCTCGCGGGCGACGCGCCGCGTGCGGACGTGAGCATGACCGAGGACCTCTACCCGTTCCGCAACGTGCGCGCCTCGTACGCGTACTCGGTCGACGACCTCGAGCGCGCCGCCTTCGCGCGCGTGTCCCTGCCCGCGTGGAAGCGCGAGGCGTGCATCGAGATCATGGCGCGCAAGATCGACTCGATCGGCCGCTCCGGCACCGTGAGCGACACCGAGGGCGCAGCGAAGCTCACCGGCCTCTTCAACAACGCGAACGTCCCGGTCCTCACGCTGACGAACGGCGAGTGGCTCACGGAGACCGACCCGACGAAGATCATCGCCGACCTCGACGAGATCGAGGCGACGATCATCACGCAGAGCAAGGACACGCAGCCCGACGCGTACACGCTCATCCTGCCGACCACCTACGAGGGACGGCTGACCACGATGCGCGCGGCGACGGACTCCGACATCTCGGTGATGGAGTTCTTCCTCCGACGTTCGCGGCTCATCCGGCGCATCGTGCGCTGGGGCTCGCTCGACAGCGCGGTCTCCCCGGCGATCAAGGCCTCGGACGCGCCGCAGGCGGTGTGCATGCCGATGGACCAGTCGCGCGCCGGCATCTACTGGCCGATGCCGATCTCCTACGAGGAGAACACCCCGCAGATGAAGGGCTGGGAGTGGCTCGTCGAGGCGCGCGCCCGCCTGGGCGGCGTCGAGCTCAGCCGCCCGTTCCTCTCGCTCTACGTCGAGAACCTCGACTGAGCCGAGCCATGAACCTCACGAACGCAGGCAAGGGAAGCATCACGCTGCCGCTCCGCGAGGGGCCGGACGGCGCGTTCTTCCCTGCCCGCGTGCGTCGCGACGGAACCGTCGCGCCCGCGGTGCCCTGCATCGTCGAGGCGGGCGGGCGCGTCGAAGGCGTGCCGCACTGGTACCTCGAGTCCATGCTCGAGGAGCCTGGCCACCGCGCGCGGATCCGGCACGGCGAGCTCGTCGTCGAAGGCGGCGATCAGCCCGAGCAGCCCGAGCCCGAGCAGCCCGAGCCCGAGCAGGTCTCGCAGCCCGAGCCCGAGCAGGTCTCGCAGCCCGAGCCCGAGCAGCCCGAGCCCGAGCAGGTCTCGCAGCCCGCGCCCGAGCAGGTCTCGCAGCCCGCGAGGCCACGCAAGCGAAGGGGCTGATCGTGGCCCTGACGCGCACACAGTTCCTCACGCGTCACCCGGAGTTCAGTCGTACCGACGGGACGCAGATCGACATCGCGCTCGCCGACGCGGTAAACGCGATTGACGAGACGGTGCTCGGCGCCGAGTTCGACCGTGCGTGTGCGCTCCATGCCGCGCACTCGCTCTCGCTCAGCCCCGCAGCTCAGAAGGCGCGGCTCAACGCGTGGTCCTCGGACACGCCCTATTCCCAGCAGCTCAGCGAGCTCTTGCGCAAGGCCGGCACGGCTTACCGGCTGATCCTCGACTGACCATGACCATCCGATCGAGCAGCCGCGTGCGCGACATCGACAGAGGCTTCAGGCAGTACCGCCGCGAGGTCTCGACGGTGTCCGTGCCGAGCCTCGCGGTGGGAGTGACCGAGGAGAGCGGGCGCGCGCGACACGAAGACAACGGCGCGACGGCGGCAGAGGTCGCGGTCTTCGCCGAGTACGGCACGTCGCGTCAGGCGCCGACGCCGTTCCTGCGCGGTGCGGCCGAGGATGGATCGGTCGCGCGGGAGATGGGCGCAGCGGCCCGATCCGTGGTCGCTTCCGGCCCGTCTGAATCGTCGGCGCGCGCCTCGCTCGAGGAGCTGGGAAGCGCTCTTGCGGCCGACGTGCGCGACAGAATCGAAGCGGCTGGCCTCGTCGACGAGGGCGTCCTCCGCGACGCCATTACCCACGAGGTGCGGCCGTGAGCCCGTCGTGGTCGCAGATCCGCACCGTGCTCGTGGCGTGGGCGCTCGCCCGCTCCGGCATCGACACGAACGGCGGGGCGCGCTGGGCGGATGAGCCGCTCGAGGTCGCCCAGGGCACTACCGTCGAACTGTCGGTCGTGGCCATCGGGCGCCGGGGCACCGACGAGACCGTCTACACGGACGAGGGCGACCGGGTCACGCCGACAACGGGCGGCCACCGCGAGCTCGTGGTGCAGATCGCCGTGGACGGCGACGACCAGGAACTCGACCACAACCCCATCGCCGTCGCCGAGCGCATCGCGACGCTCGCGTCGGGCCCGGTGTCGCTCGAGCAGCTCGAGTCGGCTGGCCTGGGTCTGCTCTCGGTCGGCGAGCCCGTCACGTACTCGGTGCGCGACGCGGGCGGGCGCGCTCACCCGCGCTCCGTGCTCGAGGTGCGTCTCTCGTTCGTGAGCGCGGTCGAGGACGACGCGATCCCCTTCATCGAGTCGGCGCACGCGACGGGCACCGTCACGCGCCCCGGCGCCACCGCGATCACCGTCCCCGTGGCGGTCACGTCCTGAGGAGCGAGCCATGCCGGTCGATCTGTCCGAAGTCGTCGACGTCTCCATCGCAGCCGACACGCGCGTCGTCACCCGAGCGGGCTTCGGCGTGCCGATCCTCGTCGGCTACCACACGCGCTGGGGCGACCGCGTCCGCAGCTACACGCGCCCCGCGGACATGCTCACGGACGGGTTCACGACGTCGGACGCTCTGTACAAGGCGGCGGTCGTCCTGTGCTCGCAGCCGACGCGCCCGCCGGTCTTCAAGATCGGTCGCCGCGCAGGCGCGCCAGCGCAGACCGTCCGCTACACGCCGACCTCGGCGGTCGAGGGCGTCATCTACTCGGGGAGCATCGGGTCGGAGTCGTGGACGCGCACCGTGCCGGCCGCGTCGTCCATCGCGGCCGAGTGCACCGCGATCGCCGCCGCGATCAACGCGCTCGCGGGTGCGTTCACGGCGACCGCAGCGGCGACCTACGTCGACGTCGCGACCGACGTCGCTGGCGTCTTCTTCGCTCACCACAGCTGGGGCACGGAGAACGTCACCGCGGGCCTCGAGCTCGAGGACCGCACGCCAGTGCCAGGCACGAGCCTGCAGACCGACCTCGCGGCGATCTACGCCGCGGACTCGGACTGGTACGGCCTCGACATCGTCGACGCGCACAGTGAGGCGCAGATCGCCGACGCGGCGCTCTGGGCGACCTCGAACAAGGTTCTCTACATCGGCCCGAACTTCTTCGCGGGCGTGGGCAAGAGCGGCACGACGACCGACATCGCCTCGGACATGAAGGCGCTCGCCTACCGCAACGTCTCGATCTGGTACGTCGAGAACGGGTGCGACCAGGGGTTCGCGGCGGGCCTGCTCGGCAAGTGCCTCCCCTACGACCCGGGCTCCGAGACCTGGGTCTTCAAGGAGATCACGGGCGTCGAGGCGGACGAGATGTCCACGACGCGCGCTGCGGCCGCGCACGCGAAGTACGCGAACACGTACCAGCCCGTCGGCGGCTTCAACATCACGCGCAAGGACGGCGTCGTCGCCTCGGGCGAGAAGATCGACGTCATCCGCTTCGTGGACTGGCTCGAGGCCCGAGTGAAGGAGGCCGTCTTCGGCCTTCTCGTCGCAGTCCCGAAGCTCCCGTACACCGACGCGGGCCTCGCGCAGATCGCCGGCGCCATCAAGAGCGTCCTGCTCGAGGCCGAGCGGGTCGGAGGCCTCGACGCCGGCACGAGCTACGTCTCGGTCCCTCGCGTGTCGAGCATCTCGACTGCCGACCGCGCGCTGCGCGACGCGACGGGCATCACCTTCGGCGGCCGGCTCGCCGGCGCCGTCCACCACGCGACCCTGCGCGGGCAGGT